GGCTTGACCTTGCCCGTCACCGCAGTTTTTAACTTTGACCCGGGGTTAGCTCTTCTGTGCGCGGCGACACCTTTAGCGGTCATGCCTGCACCTGGCTTGGTCTTGCGGTAGTTGCCGCCCTTGCCGGTGGTTTTGCGGATTGGTTTGTCGCCCATCAGAAATTTCCTTTGATCGAGTCCATGATCTCAGAGAGCGTCGGACGTTTGTTCTTCGGGTCGTAGACACAGCGTATGGTCTTGGGGCACTGCGACCACTGATTTAAGCTGCCGTTGTCGGTTACATAGTGGTACGCCATCACGCTGTTCTTCCCCCGGTAGACACATATCTTTTGGCCTGTGACATCCGTGATCCTCTTCCATAGGTGGCAGTCTATGTAGTCAGGGTTAAGCAGAGACCCCGCCAGTAATATGTGTGCACATGTTAACACGTTTACCACGCTCCTGCTCCTACGCCAACAAAATAAGAACCCGCTCCTACAACTCCAATAATACCCGTCGACAGCCCAGTGATTGCTATGTTGTTTATGATGGCTCGCTTAGCTTCCATCTGCCTATACACCGTTTCTTCGCGCTCTTTTTTAATCTTGCGTCTAAGATCAAGCACCTGTTGGTGCGTACCAGGACCAAATCTGTAATCAAGTAGGAATTTAAGCTCTTTTTCCTTTTTGAACATTTCTTTCTGTCGAATGACGATGTCCAGAGCTTCTTTCTCGATCGTCTCAGCACCTTGGCTGGCTTTCTCAAACAACGACGGCGACTTTTTAAGTTCACCCGCTTTCTGGAGGTCAGCTACGCAGCCGTACCACTCTGATAATTGACCTGTAACCTCGCTGAGTTCGCGGCCAGCCTTAACAAGTTTGGTCACGGTTTTATAGGCCAACACTGCGCCAGTATATGCCGTGACGGGATCAATCACTTAGCCGCTCCTTCTGTCTATCGTTCCAGCATCCTATCCATTTTTGCGTCGAGGGCATCCAACCTAGTTATAACGCGGTCGATGGACGTGTTGCTCTCGACTTTCGTCGAATACTCCTTTGCCATTTCCTCCCTTGTTCGGTTGAGTAGAATCTGAACCCGTTTTAGTTCATCGTGTTGGTTTTTGGCCCACCACACAATAAAGCCCAGACCTATTGTGAGCAGCGCACTCCAGAGAACTTCGGTACCCATCAGCTGGGTTCCGCTGGCCAACTAATTGTGTTTGGAAAACCCGATTGTGTCGTGATGTCGCGCAGAGCCTGCCGGTATGACGTCATATCAGCGTTCATAGTCACATCCGTCAGAGCGAAGTAATCTGTCCCAGCCAGCAGCGTGTTGCGCTCGAAGCGTGCGGCTTCGCCAGCCGTTGCGTCCAGTCTTGCCTGATATGCTGCTTCATGCTCCGCTTTAGTTGTAGTAACGCCATCCTCGTCAGTAGTGTCAGCAAACATGTCTCTGGCGACATACTTTTCTACCCAGTTGCCTAATGAATCTTGCTTAACTCCATCACGCACTGATGTTTGGTACTGTGTTGTAGTAGCTGCGGGACTACGCAGCACTGCGTCTATGTTAAGAGCATCTAGGACATTGCTGTTCCACACTCTAGGTAAAGACATATTTGGGTTAGCTGCTCGCCATTGCCCTTGGGTTTTCACTTCGCCTGTTGTTCTGTTGCGGTATTCTGACATGATTGATAATCTCCTGTGTCAGTTGATTATGCGATTGCGTAGAAGATGTAATTATACCCATTACCGTTGACCAAATAGCTTACAGTAAAACCTCCGCTGTACGGGTCAATAGCATCCTGTTCACCCTGTCCGGCGGTCGAGTTTAAATAAAGGTACGGGTCGTCTCCAGAAACAATGCCTCTCAAACTGTCAAAAAGGAACCAGCCCTGCGTGTGATCAACATCTTTAATCATCACAAGCCTAGAGCCTGACGTAAAGCCACAATCAATGTTTTGAGATGAAGCACCATTACCCGTGTAGCTACCAACCTTGGATACACCGGGTGCAGTTGCGAAGAGGTACATTATATATTTCCATCCACTGACATTGAGATGGTTCCCTGGAAATGCAGAGTGCCGGTGGTCGCTACCGCCCCCGTTACCTATAACCTGTGTTGCAGTAAAATAGTCTGACCAAGTATTTGACGGGCCTGTGGTTGCTAAAGTTCCTACTTCACCAATATTTGAGTCTAGGTAAGCTTGAACACCCCCCGTACCCACTTGAGAAGAAACTGCCCAGCTGAGAGCAGTACCGCCTGCACTCCGTTTTTTTACCCAAACCATTTCCGGTGGAACAGTTAAATTATGGCTCAGAGTGGGTGCGTATTCGTTAGGACTTCCCGTACCCGTGTATGCCACCACATCGAAATACGAAGGTGCCCTTTTCCACATCCAACCGTAGTAATTTGAACCGGGGGCGCCCGCCAAAAACCCTGTCATATTATCGTAACCAGCTGCAGTAGCACTGCCAAAAGCTGCATTTGTATCAATCTCACCCTCAGTTAAGCCAGTTATGCGTGAACTAACATATCCTGACGAACCATATATAGACTTGTAAAATCCCATATCTACAGGAAAACCAGAAGTGAAATATGGTGCAGAAGAATTAACAGCATCTACAGCAAACACCTCAGTCGCATCCTCTGGCACAGCTAGTGGGCCACGGCGGATTGCCATGTAGATGTATTTTGTGTTATTTTGGTTTGATGAAGCAGATCCACTGAGTAATTTAAAGCCTGTTGGTGTGGGTTGATGAAGCAGATGACCAATACCTGCTGAAGTTTCTGACGCAGTATCGTTAGCGAGAAGATTTTGGGTGTCTGTTACATCGAAACCTCTCATAACATCAGATATAACCCAACCGCCTGTATTTCCTGCATTTTTTACCATTATCCACTGAGGCTCAAACCCTAAGTCAATCTCAGGGCCATTAGATGAACCATTACCCGTATAACTCCCACACTTGATAATATCAGCATCACCATCAGGGCCGAACTCACCGTCACCATCGTTGTGTGCGAAGAGGTAGGCAACGTATGTGCTGCCGTTGCCATTTAGCTTTATATTATCACCCAAGTAAAAAACAGAATCTGTTGGCGCTGTGTCGTAAAACAAGTCTTGGTCTGACCTAGCTTCTGTCGTATTAAGGAAAGCGACATAATCCTCTGGTGCAGTTGAGTCCATACCTCTGTGAAAAACCGTCCAGTTATCTGCACCGCTTGTGCGTTTAACAATAATACACCCAGGTACACTGCCAAGATTATGAGCAATCTCACGACCAGCAACACCATTCCCAGTATACGTCACCACATCAAAAAATTTAGCGGCCTTCCGAAATGTCCAAGAGACGTAATTGTAGCCAGAATAGTTTTCCGTATTCCAGCTTGATCCAAGAGTAAAACCATTAGAATTAAATACATAAAGACCCGCTTCGGCACCTGACGTGCTTTGAGCGCCAGTACCATATGTTTCTACATACTTGCGGATACCACGTTCTGTATCGTAAATCCCGCCGCCCGCACCACTAGCTCGACGCGCAAGCCAAACCATCCCACCCTCCCCATCAAGGTCAATTCCGTTGTTGATTGCTTGTGTGGAATCGTTGCCAGTGTACAAATAAGTGCTGAACACATCTGTAATATCCAGACTTGCACCACCAGCATTTCCAGCGGCGGCTTGGAGTAATAATTTTGCTACGCTCATGCCATTGCCGCCCCTGCGAGAAAGCCGTAATAAATTGTGCCTCCATCAACAGTGTAAAAAGTGTAGACGTTAGTAGCCCCGCTTGCGGGCGCATCGGGAGCAGTCGCGGAGGCCCAGTCAACAGTAGAAGGCCATGTTAGACTTGCCGTCGCAGAAGGTGTGACTTTCAAAGCAAAACCAAACGCAGTCCCGCTACTTGGTGGGTTGCTAAATGTATAGGTCACGTTTCCGCTAGGCGCAGAATTAAACACGTTAGCTGTAGCTAAATTTAGTGTCGTGGCGTTGCTTGAATATGATGCGTCAACTTTAGTTTCTTGCAGAGTTAAAGTTTTAAGCGCACCTGTCATCGTGCCGCCAGCCAGTGGTAACTTAGTGCTGTCTGTAGTGCTATCTGCCGCCCACGTTAAGCCGCCTGTATCGCCGCTTTGAGCTGTAAGAACGTAGCCGTTTGTTGGTGTGTTGCTTATTTTAAGGTTAGCTTCGTCAATCACATTGTCAGCAACAACAGTTGCGCCATCGGCTGTAGATGTAACCTCACCAGTGTGATTAGGATGCGTGTAGACATCCGACGAACGCGCCAGCGGAACCCAAGCGCCAGAGTGTGCGTAATAAGCAAGGCCCGTTGCATGAACGTGAGCAAACATACCGTGGTATGTGGATGCGTTGGGCAAATCTGACACAGCCGAATAGAAGTTCCCAAACAGGACTTTGTTGCCGCCCATATCAAGGTCTGAAGCAACGACTGCCGCAACAGCGTTGGCGTTTGTATACGCAGCGCTGGTCTCTAGTTTGTCATTATTTAGATTAGTAAAATTGGCGTCCACCTCTACATTTGTAAGGGGCGAGCCTTTGCCTGATCGTGTTACTATGGTAGCCATAAGCCGCCCCCTTCAAATTAAGATGCTGCGAGTGTTACTGTCCAAGTGATGGACATAGTGTCATCTGCGGCTTTGTTAACGACGCTAAACACTGTACGGCAGAGCATGTCGCCGCCGCTGGATGCGTTGAACATACCGGCCTCTGTTACCGCACCGGTGGCGTCCCCTGCTTCGAACGATGACACGTACGCGACAGCCTTATTGGAACCCGTAAGCGTTGTTGAATCTATCGCTTCACGCGAACCAAGCACGCTAACAAGGTCGGTTTGCCCCGCTGCTGCGGCTGTTGTGCTAGACCCTAGAGCTATGTGACTCATAACAGCCTTAGACGTGCCAGTCATACGGCTGGCGATAAACACTAGCCCCGTGTCAACAACAAGGTTTTTTACTTCTCTGGTGTCTTTTACGTTCCCGGCCTTGTCCTTCAGGACGATGTTAAGCTGACCGGATAGCTTTAAATTTTCATGGATCATAACGATCTCCTAGGTAAAGGTTCGGGAAGCACCGACGAAGTCTTCCGCAAAGTAAGTGAAGTCAGCAAAACCCTGACTCCGTAGAGACCCTGCGTCGGTAGCCGAGGGTGTTTCGGTAAGCACTAACGGGATTGTTTTAAGTACAATAATACTGTCGGACACAGACGCTATGTCTGTGAGAGACTTTAAAAACTGCATCTCCTGATCGTCGAGGATAGATGCTTCGCCGTCGAAATCGTCGGTAGCGTAAGCTGTGTCGGTAAAGGAGCGAGAGAACGCCGTCTGAGACGCAAATGTGTCCGTGGGGTACGCAAGGTCCGAAAAGGAGCGAGAGAACGCCGTCTGAGACGCAAATGTGTCCGTGGGGTACGCAAGGTCCGAAAAGCTCCTGCTTCGAGCAAAAATTAAACTGTCTGTAACGGTTCCAGAGTCCGAGAAAAACTTTTCGGGGGCTAAACTTGCTAAGTCAGTCACCGAAGCGACGTCTGCTAGGGTTTTAAACACCGACATGATTTTTTCGTCAGTCGTCGTCGTCGTGTCCGCCCTGGCCGTAGCAAAGGAAACAGCCGCAGCGTCTGCGGCGATCGAACTGTCAGTCAGCGTTTTAAAGAAAGCTAGAACTTGAGCGTCAGTAGTTTTCGGGTTTTCAAACAACTCAGATGCCTGTAAAAACTGACCTTGGCTCAGAGAAAATTCTAAATCTAGGGTTTTGATTGTGTAAAGAAGTGTCATGCAAAATCCTCGCGTATTTTAAACTTGAGGAGTTCAAACCGCGTTTGGCGCAAACCGGAAGACAGAACCACCTCTAGTTCGCCTTCGTAATTACCTGCGTCGACATCTAAGTCGCCGGTCTGCCATTGCAAAACTGCTTTGCCGTTTGGTGCATCTTCAAACACTAAAACGCGAGAAAACAAAACGGTAGTTGTTCCCGCCGCCCTAAAATGCAAAGTAACTGACCCCGCAGTTAAGTTAGTAGCCGTACCGTCTGCGCCAGTAATCACAACTTGAATTTGGGGTCCGGTGTCGCCTTGCACATATTTATAGGTGTCAGCCATTAGTACCTCCGAGAACCGTCAAAACTGCGACTGCCGACCCGCAGGTTTACCCGCCTATAGTCGCGGGACTTCGCCATGTCGGCGTCCATGTCAAATTTGCTGCGGTAGTAGCTAGCAAGCTCTGGGTTAGACCACTCTTTGCCGGGTACTTCTGCGAGACGAGAAATTGCGCCATACGAAATACAGCGTCCGTTCGTTTCGTAAATCCAGTCTTCTACGCCCGTGGCCGACAGGCTTGGTTTTAAAACCCCTACGCCGCGAAACGTGTATTTTTTATCTGGTGTTGGGTAAAATCGCACCGAAGTATCTTGATAAACTGCGTAGTAAACTGGCTTGCCGTTTGTAGTAAAACGCGAAATGTTTACGTGCCTGTCGCTGATACGAGTGAGACACTGATCGCCTAGTAGCAACTCATAGATGTTTTCCAAGACCGCGTTTGTTGGGGTGTCTAGCTCATAATCTTTGGTCGACGCACTGGTAAAGTCTGGGTCGATGTCAAAACGCCAGATTTCGCTACGCGCAAAGAAGTCTGCGGCGGCTTCTTTCAGGTGCGCCTCGATCACAACCTCAGGACAACCCGGCAAATAGGGCTGTATGTAGGGGTAGAATTTCTCCCATACAACAGCCATTTTATGTCACCGACGTAGCTATCTTCGGCGATACAGCCGAGTCAGTTTGCGATTTTGCCCCTATAGCGGCATTAAACGCCCCGTAAGCCGCTTGGGCGCGTTGCTCGTTTGCTCCGTACTCCGCGTCTTTGCTGTACGCACGATACAGTACCCAGTCGATCATCGGAGACATGTAGATGTCGTCGAGATTTATTACGGTAGTGTCGGGCGAGCTGGCAGCAGGGTCAAGTTGGCTTTCAGTTAAAGCGTGCCCGGCTGGCGCATCAGCATAAATGACTTCGACCTGCGCCGTTGCAGTTGCGGGGGGGTAAACAAAAAACTCTTTGGGTTGACGCGGATCATGCATGTAATGCTGTATGTTATCGCTTTGGGTTTCAGCGTGCCATGTGGGTCGTTGGTCGTCTAACACTGCGCGAGATACTAAACGTACTGCTTTCAGCGTAGACCCGGATTTCATGTTTCGCGTAACGTCTAACAGCTGCAAAGCCGAAGGAAACCCGCCGCCTCCAGTTTTTGTCAAGACTTGCCGCGAACCCGCCGCACATGTAAACGTATCTGCTTTGGCATTAGCGTCAGGGCGCAACAACGTAATGGCCAGATAGCTTTCGTTGATCCAGCTTTGAAGTTCAGTGCGAGGCCAGCGAATGCTTGTGTCTTGCAAGACGTGTTCTACACGCTCAATAATGTCGATTACTTTAACAGTAGCCACGGTAAGCTCCTTTGCCGGGGAATAGGGGGAAGCGGACCTCCCCCTACGCTGTTAGGTTTAAGCTGTGCCGACCAGAGCTGTTACCAGCGCTTCTGGCTTAACGACCTTGCGTCCATATACGGCTAGGCCGCGAACGATGTCGCCAAAGTCAGTCTGGTTACGCAGAGGCTCAGTTTTGTTGATCTGCGAAGCAAACGAGCAAGCAGTGTTTGTACCAGCAACCATCATGCGACGGGCTTTGGCGTTAGACACTGTTGCGCCAGTAGCAGTCGCAGACAGACCGGGAACGAGAGCTTTAGCCGCTGCGCCTTTGGGCAACAGGTTGCTCACATAAACGGTGAAGCGATCCAGCATACCAATTTTACCTGTGCGGATAACGCTGGACTGGTCGCCAGTGAAGTACGCTTGGGCGATGTCGGTTTGCATCAGCAGCTGACGGTCACGTGGGGAGATAACCAACCAACGATTATCTTCAGGTACGTTTTGCTCATCAAGCGCAGACGACATTTGCAGGATGCAGTTAAGCACATTTGCGGGTGTTGCTTGGTTGATGGGAGCTACGTCTGTACCAAGGTTGTACGCGGCAGAGATCGCACCGGCTGTAGCGCCTTTGTTGGACGCGTGGGCACCGTTTGTGACGTACCAGTTGAAGAACGTCTCGTTTTCGATAGTGATCTTCAGCTGTTTGGCAGCGTCGTCAGTGAACATGTTCATCAAATCCATGTCCGCTTGGTGCGCGAGTACGTCGTTGACCTGTACGCTGAAATATTTACCCTGGTCGATCTGCATGTCTTGGAAGATCGGTACGGGTACTTCAGATGTCAGGGTAGTACCTGCGCCTGCGTAGTCGTTGATGGTGATCGACGGTGCTTGGCGAATACGAATGGTATCGCCTTGGTTTTTAATCTCGCCTTCCCAACTGGTGTTGGAAATTTCAGTCATCATGGTGTTAGCATAGAACTTTGCGTTCAGCTTGTTTGACCACAACTGTGGAATAAACGCACCGGAGTATGATGGGTCGGTGTCGAATGCGCCTGAACCGACGACGGGGAATACAGCAGCCATTTTGGCCTCCTACTAAGTTGTTTTAAGACTTAACAGCTGCTTACATGTTAACACATTAGATCACTGTCTAACGCGGCCTTCCATATACGCAACGGTTAACTCTGCTTCAAGTTTTTCCGCCTCTGCGTACTGCCCTCTGGTATTCAAGGTGCGAACTTTAGTCCAAGCGTTGTCTACCTCACGGGTAGAGTAAATCTTGGAGTTTTGCGCGGCACTCTGCGTACGGGTAGAATTAGCAGAACGATTTGGCGCAACCTGTTTCTCAAGCTCGGTCTTGCGATTTTGCTTAGCTACATCTGGTTCACCGAGTGATGCTTTCCAAAGTTTCACGTAGTCCGAAACTGCTTCTACATCACCGTTGTCAAATGCTGCCTGCGCTAGAACCCGGCGTTGGCCTCTAAGCATGGGATCATGCTCGTTTAGCCACGCTACCCAGCGTTCATCATTGTCGATTTGCGACCAGTCAGGGACTGCTTGTTGCAACCTCTGAGAAAAGTCCATTTCGCCAACTTGGCTACCCGTACTTGCAAGTTTTTCCTGCAACTTCGCAATAACCGCGTCTTGTCGCTCAAGCCGGTCTTCGTAATCTTGCGAGACCTCTTGCGCAACTCGTCGCTGAACGTCCAGAAGTTCTTCGCCATACTCGGCTCGATCTTCATCGGTTACAAAACTGACTTTCTCCTTCGACTTTGTCGGTTCGACCGGTTTAGCAGCTATATCCTTGCGGATTTGCCCAAGTTCTCCGTTTAGTTCTCGCACCTGCTGGTGCAATCGGGGAACTTCAGCGTCGTACTTACCCAACAGGGTTGCGTACTTCTGCTTAAAAGTCTCTTCCTCTACGTCCGTCGGTGACGTGTCAGCTGGCTCTACTTTGTCAGGTGGGGGTGCTGCTTCTGCCTCAGTGCCTACTTTCGCTTCCGTATCCATCTCCACCGCTTGTGGGTTTTGCTGGGCTTCTAGCGCTTTTTCGTACTCTTCGACTTCTGCAAGCTGTGCCTGCACCTGCTTCGGTAGTGCCATATTGTCTCCTTAAAGCGTCAACTCCGTATCACAGCGCCCTTGTTGGGTATGCTGATCCCGTACTTGGTATGCTTCGTATGCCCCTAGAGGCGTTTCACTACTTTGTGCGCGTTTTCAAACGCCCTCAGTAAATCTTCAAATGCCTCTACTCTGCCCTGCAACCGGTGG